GTCTATGTTGAAACGTGTCATGGTAACTCTCCTAAAATAATAGGGGACATGTGCGTCCCCGTTTGTTGCAACTACGGATCAGACATTCACAAACTTGTTGTACTCACGCAGCATCAACTGGAACGGCTCGACGGTGTAGAAGTACGTCACCTTTGTCGAGTTGGCGATCTGGTTGATGAACAACTGCTTGTGCTCCTCGCGTGGCATGCGCGTCACGTATGTTGTAACTGCTGCCGCCTCGTCCCTGTCCTTAACACGTGACACAAACTGCTGCACCTGCACCATTTGTGCTATGGGGTCGCTGACCAACGGCGCACCCGTGGGGTTGTTACACACGAGCATGTAGTCAGGCAGCGTGTTACCGAGGCGTATGACTGTGAGGATCTTTTCAGCAGCCACACCCACCGCACCCCACAACAGCGCACGTAGCGTCTGTGCATCCATCATGTCCATACAGCGCACGATGTCTGAGGATGCCTCGAATGTGCGAGGCGACGCGTAGCTGTCTTGCGTCTCGCGTGGGTTGTAGATGTCAGGGTTGTCGAGCTTGAGCGTCTTGCCGTGGTGCTTGCCCCCCTCCTCATAGTCGAGGAATGAGTCAAACAGCGAGGGGTACTGACTTGTTGTAGCAATCACCCGATAGTCGAGACCCTTGTTGATCGCGTACTCTTTCCACTCAGGCTGCGTGGGCTTGCGCATCTGCACGTTTATGCGTCTGCTGCGGATGTGTGCACGTGTGCTATCACCGAGACCCTCAGCGCCGAGGTTAGACGCAGCGATGACGAGCGACCCTTCGGGGAAGTGATAGTCCCCCACGCGGTAGTCATACATGATGGGCGCAAGTACGTTCTGTATGTACTGCGGTGCTTTGTCCACCTCGTCGAGGAACACCGCGACAGGACGCGAGCCGTTGACCCCTAGCCGGTTAGTCCTGCTCAGCCCGAAGCGCTCGTTGGGCAACTCGCGTGACACACCCGCCTCGCGGTCGATGTCAGGCATCCACACTGAACCATCAGACATCTGTGTAGCGTCGATGGGATCGACGAAGATGTGGTTAGCGAACTGCGGGTCGTTGCGCAGCGCCATGACACAGGCAGTCTTACCTATGCCGTTCTCACCCTGCACGTAGATGGTACGCCGCACACCGTTAGCGTTGAACGCCTTGATCGCCGACGTGACTTGGGCGTGTGAGAGCATGTTGTTCATGTCCATAATAGTTTCCTTGAGTTGTTTGTGAGAAATATGATTAGACCCCAGGTGGGGTAAGTTGTCAAGTATTAGACATTGTGTTAGTCAGGCATGTTAGTTCTCCTTAAGATGTTTGTGAGATACAGGGACATCTGCGTCCCCGATTAGTTCTTCCATAACTTCTTGGTACACCTCCGTCCAGTACATGTAACCGATGCGTCCCTTGTCGTGCAGGTTGAGGTGGTATGTGCAGTGGATGGGCGCATAGTGTCCGTAGAGCTTGAGCATCTTCAACGCGGTGTAGCGTGGGTCTGGTTTCATATAAGCTCCTCTGGTATGTCGATGTCGTCTCCAAGTTTTGATGCTACGTAGCACCGCATAGCTGCGATGAGTGGGGTTGGGCCGTAACTAAGCGGCTCGTTAAGCACTCCGTATTGATATTTTCTAGCGCACCAACCCGACGGTTTGGCATTCGCACCCTCGGCGTAACTGTCGCGGAAAGACAGCATCACGCTTATCCCCTCCCGCTCAATGATCGGGCCTGCCTGCGCCCAGTCGGTTGACGGTAGGTACGCATCGACAACCTGGAAGTAATCCATGTTATGCCCTTCACACTTCGCCACTGCCCAATCAAGGGCAAGTCCTGTTAGTTCGATTGTTTTCATGTTCATCTCAAGCTCCTAGTATGAGTATGGTCAGCGCTGCACCGAGTGCGAAAGCTAGGGCGTAGCCAATGATGGCGTCCCAGTTAGTGGGGTCTGTGTTCATGTGATTCTCCTTGAGTTGTTTGTGAGATGTGGTGATATGGGGACATATGCGTCCCCGTTTGGTTAGATAGTTGGGATTAGTTTCTTGGTGGGTCTGCCTCGCTTTCGTATTGTGAAAGGGTTGTTGATGGGGTTGGCTAGTTGTTGGCGTAGCTTGGTGGTGCGGTTTGTTTCTGCAATGAGCGCTTGCTGTTCTCTGCGTATGGACTGCTCAAGTAGTTGCAGCTTCACGTTCTCTGGTTTCAATGATGGGTACTTGAGCATGACGTGATGCAGGAGCATGGCTGCTTTCTTGTTGCGTGATTCTTGTGCCTTGCGTCGTGCGATCTCAGCGTCGTAGTCAATTTGCTTGAGGTCGCCAGACGCTACGCGGTTGGCTAGTTCTTTACGTGATAGCTCACTGATGTGTCTGCGTTTGGGGCGGCAGTCTCGGCAGAGTTTGGATTCAATCCACGGTAAACGGTTGCCGGATAAACCACGCGAAATTGCCTGTGCGCGGGTTCCAAGATAACGAAAATGAGTGGTTGGGAAGGTGAGATTGCACTTGGTGCAGGTGCGTGTGTGGGTCGTTTTAGCGTGTGACATGTCTAATCCTTTACAAAAAGTGTCAAAAGTGTCCACATTGTCCAGATGGGTAGTGGACAGTGGTTTGCCCAATAACCACAGGGCTTGCAGCATAGTCGCCTCGAATTGCGGAAAATGAAGTGGACAGTCGGGAGCCCAATAGCTGCGGGGAAATCGGCAAAAGTGTCCAGGTGTCCACCAAATTTTGGGAAAACACAAACTTGGGAAAGTAAAAAAGAAAAAGGGAAGCAAAGGCTCTTATACATATTAATACATTACCCATTATTATTATATATATCTAATGACTTTTGATATAGATATAGGGGATGCCCCGTGGGACGGGGCTTTTCCGTGTACCACGCCTATGTCCAAGCTGCACAAAAAACTGGGTCGCACTGGACATTTCATAATGTGAAATAATCACTCCACAACGTGTTAAGGAGAACTATAGCCAGCGTGAGGGCTTGTCGTTGTTGAAGCGCCATAGCAGAGCGATCATCTGGTCGTTGGTTGGAGCGTGTGTACCGCGTTCAAGAGTGGGCTTGGTTGGGCGTGGAGCGTCTTGTTGGTGCTTGAGCGCAAGCATCTGCTCGCGGGTGAGTTTGGTGAATGTGTCGTGCCAGTATTTGTTCATGGTAGTTCTCCTTGATAAGTGAGGGAATAAAAGGGGACATGCGATGTCCCCTATTGGTGAATCAAAGTGCCGCTTTAACTGCGGCGAGTTGCTTGGGGGTTAGTTTGGCTTTGTTGATGTAGTCGAGCACCTTCTTAACTGCATCAACGCGCTTCTTGGGCTTGGGTGCGGATGCCTTGGGCTTAGCCTTAACGTCGCCCATGATCTTGAACACCCACCGCTGAAGCCGCTTCTTCGCGGCCTCGTAGTGCTCTGAGTCCTTGTCGAATACGTAAGTACCCGCTGCCTTACGCTGGCCTTCGACTACAGGGCACTCGCAATGCTTGCCCACGATGTGAATGATTGACTGCCGAACGATTTCGGCATCATCGCCTGCAAAGTACGCTTGCAAGTCTGCGATACAGACCTCTTGCTGATCCTCAAGTTTGAGGGCTTTGACGAGCATTGCTACGTATGCGGGCTTGAGTTGCTTTTCCATAATTACTCTCCAAAAGAAAAAGGGGACATCCAAGTCCCCGTTAGTTGACAACGATTGATTGCGTCAAACGGTTTTGGGATTTGACAGAGTTTGAAACCTGCCGCGACCCTCGCCGTCTGACTGCGTGATCGGTAACAGCATCCCGACCACAACTATATTATACCACAACGTATTGTGGAGAGCCTGACGGGGGTTATGCTTTTCGGCAGCTTTGCAACCCCACTACTCCCGTATCCCCCCAACTGTGCGATGCAAGGACGATGCCGTATGGACACTATTTCACTCCCACACCACATATTTTTTACAAACTTTTACACCACCCACGCTAAGTGCGTATATTTTTTACAAACTTTTACACAAACCGCGCTACAGCAAAATACCCCCATACCAAAAACAAACAACCGCCCAAAAAAATTTTAAAAAATTGTACTTAAGTACTGTCAAATAATTGACATTGATACATAAAAAATTCCCGGCGCGATGCCGGGATAAATCGTCGGGGGGAAGTGCCCAACTCAAGGAGAGTAGCATGGACATAGCTACACTTATAGAATAGCTGCCTATTGCATACATGTCAATAAACCTTTAATCTACGCCCACTTAAACAGAGGTGCCCCTTTTCCCTCGCATGTTTGAACATCTTCTTACGCCTACTGTGTATGACAGCCCACCAGCTATGACGATGGTGGATAAAGCCACGCCTCAACAAGTCGTTGATGCGCAAGTAGCAACTGCAGACTTCTTAGAATCCATCGGCGCAGCATCCGAAGCGGAAGTAGACGCCAAGGCACAACAGAAGAACGCTCAGCTTGCGTTTGCAGCGATGACCGCAGGAGCGCCTACCGATCAGGTTAAGAAGAAATTGATGGCTAATACGACGCCAGAGGCTGTGCGGCACCTTGTGGGCATGCTGACGGCTTACGATTGGGCCTTTGTTGAGCAAGCGCGACAGATGCGTGGGTACGCCGTGGCTAAGATTCTGGAGGATACGGAGCACCCAGACCCCAGATACAGGCTAAAAGCGCTTGAGATGCTGGGTAAAGTGACCGAAGTGGCGCTATTTACGGACCGCGTGGAGGTCAAAAAGACAGAAATGTCAGACGCGGAGATTGAAGAGAAGATTAAAGCCAAGCTTGGCAAGTATATGGGCGCTATTGAGGTAGAAGCCTCGGAAAAACCGCATGAATCTGAGTAATCATGAGGTGGAAGCGCTACGTCATGCGCTGCCTAAAATGCCTGCGACAGAAAAAGCAGAGGTTTTGGCATTATTAGAAGAGTTTGAACGTCGTAAAAGCATTAAAAGTGCGCAGACTTCATTATTATCTTTTGCCCACCATGTATATCCAGGGTTTAAAGAAGGCGCCCACCATAGAAAATTAGCAAAAATATTTGAAGATGTAGTTAATGGTAATAAAAAGCGGGTAATTATTAATATTGCCCCGCGTATGGGTAAATCAGAATTTAGTTCTTATTTATTTCCAGCATATTTTCTTGGTCGATACCCTAATAAAAAAATTATTATGGGTACGCATACGGCATCATTATCAGAAGATTTTGGGCGCAGAGTTAAAAACCTAGTTGATTCTGATGAATATCAAGAGATTTACCCTAAAACAGCGCTTGCAGACGACCAAAAAGCAGCCGGAAAATGGTCTACCGGTGCAGGAGGTCAGTATTATGCTGTTGGGGTTGGTGGTGCTCTGGCTGGACGTGGCGCTGACTTATTTGTTATTGATGACCCACATTCTGAACAAGATATAAAAGCTAATTCGAGATTAACTTTCGATCAGGCGTGGTCGTGGTTTCAAACTGGACCATTACAGCGATTAATGCCTGGGGGTGCGATTATAGTTATTATGACCCGTTGGAGTTTAATTGATTTAACGGGTAAATTAATTGATTATCAAACTAAAAATCCTGAATCAGATAAATGGGAAATTGTTGAATTACCTGCGATATTAAATGAGAATGAAGATAATGAAAAATCATTATGGCCTGAGCAGTGGCCTCTTGACCAATTAAAATCAAAACGTGCGGGGATGGACCCGCGCTACTGGCAAGCGCAATATATGCAGCAGCCGACAAGCGATGCAGCGGCTGTTATCCAGAGAAATATGTGGAAGGTCTGGGAGCACGAAGATCCGCCACGGTGTGAATTTATTATTCAGTCTTGGGACACTGCGCACGAGACAAAGACAACCTCGGACTACACGGCCTGTACGACATGGGGTATCTGGTATAACGACGAGGATGGCGGTTCGCCCAATATTGTGCTGCTTGATGCGTTTAAGGCACGCCTTAACTTCCCTGACCTCAAAGCACGGGCAATGGAG